ATGCAAACCGTTATTTTTGGTCGTCCGGGTTGCCCTTACTGTGTGCGTGCAAAAGATCTGGCTGAGAAATTGAGCAATGAACACGATGATTTTCAGTATCACTATGTAGATATTCGTGCGGAAGGGATCACTAAAGAAGATCTACAACAAAAGGCAGGTAAACCCGTAGAAACCGTGCCGCAGATTTTTGTCGATCAGCAACATATCGGCGGCTATACCGATTTTGCTGCATGGGTGAAAGAAAATCTGGACGCCTGATCGTCTGACAAGCCCTCGCGTTGAGGGCTTTACTGATTTTTTCTGTGCTGTGGTTTAAACAAACTACTGATAAATAAGAAACACAGTGCCCCCAGCGCACACCAGAACACCGCACTTAATAACCATGCCAGCTCTTGCCAGAATGAGCGCGTCGGTGAAAAAAACAGCCGCATAATGAGCATCGAACAGGGTGCCGCCAGCATTGCGCCAAACAGAGGTTTCAGGACTTCTCTACGCTGTGAAAAGAAGCTGGCGACTGCTCCAGGAAGAATGAAAAATAGCAAGCCGATTTCAGGATGCCCGGCAGCCCGAAAAGCGCCTTTCATGTGCGTCGCCAGAAAAAGGCACACCACAATGAAGAGGACAAAACAGCAGATTGCCCCCGCCCAACGTTGTTTATGTTTCACTCGTTCCTCCTGACACTGCGTCTATCGAACACATTTTTCGCCAGTATGGCGTTCAGTAAGATAAAGCCGCTTCGCATTCCATGCTAATATAGGCCAACGCAATTCATATAGCCGTTGATACCTAATGTGATTACACTAGTAAAATATATTGTTACTTTACTATCGTTTAGGTGCGCTGAATGAATCTGCGCCCTGAATTCTGGTAAAAAACATTATCGTAAATTACCATTTCTTTCAACAGCTTACTAGTAAACAAGAAGTTAGCCTCCGTGAATATAAACGTCGCCGAATTGTTAAATGGGAATTACATTCTGTTATTATTTGTGGTCCTCGCGCTTGGGCTATGTCTCGGAAAGTTACGACTTGGTTCGATCCAACTGGGTAATTCCATTGGCGTTTTAGTCGTATCGCTGTTATTAGGCCAACAACATTTCAGCATTAACACCGATGCGCTTAATCTTGGCTTTATGCTGTTTATTTTCTGCGTCGGGGTCGAAGCCGGACCGAACTTTTTTTCCATTTTTTTTCGCGATGGGAAAAATTACCTAATGTTAGCACTGGTGATGGTTGGCAGTGCGCTGGTGATCGCCTTAGGGTTAGGTAAGCTGTTTGGCTGGGATATTGGCCTGACGGCCGGTATGTTAGCAGGCTCTATGACGTCGACACCGGTTCTGGTCGGTGCTGGCGATACACTGCGTCATTCCGGCATGGAAAGCAGGCAGCTCTCACTGGCACTGGATAATCTGAGCCTCGGGTATGCCTTAACCTATTTAATCGGTCTGGTGAGTTTGATTGTTGGTGCGCGTTACTTGCCGAAATTGCAGCATCAGGACTTACAGACCAGCGCCCAGCAAATCGCCCGCGAACGTGGCCTGGACACTGATGCCAACCGTAAGGTTTATTTACCGGTGATCCGCGCCTATCGCGTCGGCCCGGAACTGGTGGCTTGGACCGACGGCAAAAATCTGCGTGAACTGGGTATTTATCGACAAACCGGCTGCTACATTGAACGTATTCGACGTAACGGGATTCTGGCAAATCCAGACGGTGATGCCGTGCTACAAATGGGCGATGAAATAGCGTTGGTAGGCTATCCCGACGCCCATGCCCGACTCGATCCCAGCTTCCGTAACGGTAAAGAAGTTTTCGATCGTGACCTTCTCGACATGCGTATCGTCACTGAAGAAGTGGTCGTTAAAAACCATAACGCTGTAGGTAAACGTCTCGCACAACTGAAGTTGACCGATCACGGTTGCTTCCTTAACCGCGTCATTCGTAGCCAGATTGAGATGCCGATAGATGACAACGTCGTGCTTAACAAAGGTGACGTTTTACAAGTCAGCGGCGATGCCCGCCGCGTAAAAACCATCGCCGATCGCATCGGCTTTATCTCGATTCACAGCCAGGTCACTGACCTGCTGGCATTCTGCGCCTTCTTTGTTATTGGGCTGATGATCGGGATGATCACCTTCCAGTTCAGCACATTCAGTTTCGGCATGGGGAACGCTGTCGGGTTGTTATTCGCCGGAATTATGCTGGGCTTTATGCGTGCTAACCACCCGACCTTCGGTTACATTCCGCAGGGTGCATTAAGCATGGTGAAAGAGTTCGGCTTGATGGTGTTTATGGCAGGCGTTGGTCTGAGCGCCGGTAGCGGTATTAATAACGGCCTGGGCGCGATTGGCGGTCAGATGTTGATTGCCGGATTGATTGTCAGTCTGGTGCCCGTGGTTATCTGTTTCTTGTTCGGTGCTTATGTATTGCGAATGAACCGCGCGCTGTTGTTCGGCGCAATGATGGGCGCACGTACCTGCGCGCCGGCAATGGAGATCATCAGTGATACAGCTCGCAGTAACATCCCGGCGCTGGGCTATGCGGGCACCTATGCAATCGCCAACGTCCTGCTGACGCTGGCAGGGACAATCATCGTCATGGTATGGCCAGGATTAGGATAAAACTGAAGTTGCCCTGAAAATGAAATTTTTTTGCACAACCGCAGAACTTTTCCGCAGGGCATCAGTCTTAATTAGTGCCACTGCTTTTCTTTGATGTCCCCATTTTGTGGAGCCCATCAACCCCGCCATTTCGGTTCAAGGTTGATGGGTTTTTTGTTGCCTGAAATTTATGCCTTTTAAAATCATGAAGTTAGAAGCACTGTTTTTTAATGATGGCGACAAAATGGCGGCAGCGTCAAAGAGAGAGCGCCACCTGTCCTGATTTCATTGGATGCGGCTGAACCGGATTTGACTCTTTTGGCGTTGCAATCGAACGAACAAAAGTTTCATGGGTAACAAAAGTATGGCTGCAGTTAATGTTCTGGCACTGGTTGTAACGCTCTTTGGTCAATGAAGATACCTGAAAACTGCTGCGAGTATGGGCGGCACTTCCACACAGTGGGCAAATCATCATTTTTCGAGTTCTCCCCATTTTTGCTAAATTCACAATAATGATACCGCATTATTCCATTTTGCAAACTTAAAAGTTCTCCATTGCGAAGAATCATTCCATTTCGAAATCATCAATTCTCACTTCAAGCTCCAGACTGGTCGTAAAACCATTATCCGGGCTTACGGTATGCGTCAGAGTCGTAATGGTCCATTCCGCATCATCTATCGGCTGTTTAAAACCACTGACCTTCACAGGCATTTCCGTGTAGAGATCTGCCCGCCCTTCTGCCAGTTGTAGCGAAAATGACGCAACGCCGTGTTGCAGGCGTTCCCACTGCATTTTCGCCGCTCGTTCGGCGTTGCTCCGGTTGGCATAAGTGCGATTAAGTACCAGCACGTTTTCATCCGTACCCACCAGGTAATCGCCCTGCTTCGCTTCTGGCTCTTTCTTCTGCTTCTTAGTTCTGCGCTTACGCTTCACCGTGGTGCTTTCTTTCTTCGCAGGTTCGCGGGTATGCAACCAGCTGGCAATTACGCCCGTGTAGGCTCCGCGATCTGCCAGGGTAAATCGGTGACTGTCGCCGTCCTTGCGTGTGATAGTGATCACTGGCAGAGGTTTACCAGTGGCGCTTTTGCCCTGCCCCTGCCGGATGAATAACAGATTGCCATTTTTCACCGACGCGATGGCACCGTACTGTCGCGCCAGCCGCATCAGAAAACTGCCGTCACTCTCATTAGTCTGGTCTATATGCTCCACGGGCTTATCCGACAGGTCTTTACCCAGTGCCATCTTCAGCTTGTGCCGCGCGGCTATTTCCTTCACCACTTCCCCGACGGTGGTCTTATGCCACGATTTTTCACGGCGGGTATTCAGCGTTTCCCGAAAATCAGCACTTCGCGCCCGGATAGTCAGGCGGTCCGGTGCGCCAGTGTGTTCAATCTCGTCCACCGTGAATGCCCCTTTCGGGAAAAGCGGCTGCCCCTTCCAGCCCAGCGCCAGCGTAATGACCGCACCACGGCGCGGCAGCGCTATTTTTCCATCGGCGTCGTCCAGCTCCAGATCAAGCTGGTCCGCTTCAAAGCCCCGGTTATCCGTCAGCGTCAGCCTCATCAGGCGGTTATCCAGCACAGTGGTGATATCCCTGCCCTCAATACTGATGCTGAATGCGGGAGTTTTGTTGCCTTTGTTAAGCAGTTCAGAGCTGAAATTCACGACAGCAGCCCTCCCACCGTTTTACTGATATCACTTAAGGCAGATGTTGCCGTGTCCTGCAGATTATTCAGTTGCGTACTGAGATCACCGAACATATCGGACAGGGATTCATCCACCCGTTTGAGCGACAGGGTGAACTCAATCCGGCGCGGCATACCGTCGCGGAAAAACTCCGTTTTAGTCAGATTCAGTCCCTCAATCACATACATGCCGTAAATCGTGCCGCTGCCTTCAATCAGGGGCCATGCTTTTCCCTGTTCTGCCATCTGCTCCAGAGCCAGCAACGACAGCCTGCCGCCCGTTATCTCCGGCATAAGAACACCAGAAAGCGTCAGCATGTCGTTGTCCGGTCCCAGAAACTGCGTGGATAGACGACGGTTTACCCGGCTGTTTGCCGCATGTCGCCAGCTGCGTTGATACTGCAGTTCCTGATACGGAACGGTGCGCAGCATAAACACGTACAATCCCAGCACCATCATCATGCGTCGTATCCCCCCTGATCGCTGTAGTTACTCCTGGCTTTTGCCTTCAGCCTGCGTTCACGTTCATCAAGCTGGCGTGCCACCTCCCGCGCAATATCCTGCGCACTTTGTCCTGGCTGCGTCTGAATGATGATCTGCGTCGGTGCCTCAATCCGGTGAACGGGCGGCACAGTGGCTGCACGACTCACCATCGCTTCGCCGCCTTTCGCGGGAAGTGCCAAAGGATGCAACGGTGGAAGCTCTGCAGGCGCGGCAGCAACGCCCATCATTCCGGCAACAACGGCAGCCAGTGCAGCTGTATTTCTCCGGCTGGTCACATTTGCCGGGCCGTTAACAATTTCCGGCCCGTTTTCACCGACGATGCCAAACTGCCCGCGCGGAATATAGCCGCCGCTGTCATACATCCCCGCAAAGCCATATCCCCATGATGGAAAACCACCCGATGGCATCATCACTTTACCGTCTGCATTCACCGTCGCAGGTTGCTGACGCGTCACGCTTTCCGGTAGTTTTGCCTTTGCGGCCTCTTTACTGACAATGCCGAGTTTCTCCAGCAACCAGGAAACGCCGGATTTCAGGGAGTCCAGCGGATGCATGACCATATTCAGCCCTTCCGCCAGTGCCTCCCCGAATCGCCGCCCCATTGCCGCTGCGCTCTGCAGTTCGGCAGAGGTCGACTTAACGGGCGTCAGCAGATCAGTAAACCAGCCCCACAGCGCCTGTACTTTGTCGCCAATCCACTGAAACACAGGCTTAAGTGGTTCGAATGCAGCACTGATGGGACCTGCCGCCGCTTTGAATCCTTCCACCACGCCACCGAGAAATGCGGTGATGGGTTGCCAGTATTTCCAGACAACCAGCGCCACGCCCGCCAGTGCAGTAACCACAAGACCTATCGGACTGAGCAGAGCACCTAACAGACCAGATATGGCATACAGGGCAACGCGCAGCATCGCCAGCGGACCAGATGCAAGCACACGAAGCACCGCGCCTGCGGCGGTCAGTCCACCGCGCAGTGCTGCCAGTGGATTCATAAACATCACAGCAACAGCACGTAAACCGGATAATCCAGACCGCAACAGTGCAACTGGCGCACCTGCTACAGTTTTCATGACATTTCCCGTCAGTGATGCCGTGCGGCGCAAAGATGACAACGGTGCAGTAAGTAAACCCGCAGCGTTGCCCGATGAAGCAAGCCCGCGTCGCAGCAGTACCAGTGGTGCGCCAGCCAGCCAGGACAACGCGCTGCTGGTTCGAGTTACTGCTGCCGTAACGGAAGGTAACGTTTTGATACCCAGCACAGAGAATCCCAGACGGATCACTGCCAGCGGCCCCAGCACTGCAGCCAGCGCCACCGCTAAGGTGCCGAGGCCGACGGTCACCGCAGCCACAACAGCCGATGCTTTCATCAGTGTGCCTGTCAGTTCCGGGTTAGCTTCCACCCAGCGACGCAACGCCCCCGTGACGCTTTTCACCGTGTACAGAATATCCATCAGCGGCTGGCGCAGCGTTTCGCCCAGGCTGCTGAAGGTGTTCTGCGCTCCGGTTTTGACCAGCAACCACTGAGCAGAAAGTGAGTCTTTGTTGATGTCGGATTCTTTCTGCATGGAACCGAGCGCATCATTGCCCGCAGTCAGTTTTAGCTGGCGCTGTAGTTCCGGCAGGTTGTTTGCCAGTTTCGCCGCGTCATCGCCAAACTCTTTACCAAACAACATGGTCATGGCAGACAGACGCTTGTCCTGCGGCAGTGCGTTCACCTTCTCCAGCACACGCTGGATAGTTCCCATCGCATCCTTCGTCATCTGCTTTTCAATCACTTCAGGATTGAGTTTCAGCAGATTCATCCCTTCAAAGAAACTCTTGCTTTGCATGGTGGCAATGGACAATTCACGCACCATCGCGTTTGCTGCACTGGCTGCAACCTCCGGCGCAGCGCCCAGTGTCAGGAAGGTGGAACCCAGCGCCGCCGCTTTACGATAATCCAGACGGTCAGCCACACCGCCCAGACGTTGCATCACATCAATGATGTCCGCCCCTTTCGACATGGCGTTATCATCCAGAAAGTTCAGCGCATCACCGAGCTGTTCAATATTGCGGGTAGGGATTTTGTAGAGCTGGGCGATTTTCCCCAGACTTTCTGACAGTTCATCCGCTGGCAGCTCAAAGGCTGTTGCCGCCTTTGCTGCCGTGCTGGCGAAGGCCAGCAGGTCACGTTTCTGGTCTTCCCAGCTGTCATCAGGGTTTGCGACGTTCATGCGCGCACCACCTTCAACCAGTGCGGCGAAGTCCACAGCACCGTTTTCCATCGGCAACTGTTCGCTGGCAGCCTTGATGGCATCCTGCATTTCATAAAAACGTGCAGTGCGGTTGCCATTATCGTCACGCAGACCATTGACCTGCTTTGCCACACCTTTCATGGCATCTTCCATGCTGGTATAGCTTTTTACTGCCGCCATCACTGGCGCGCCCATTGCCAGCCCTGCCGCCGTGGTGGTGGCTCCAGCACCTGCAATACGATCCCTTACCTCAAGACGCCTGACGTAAGCCCCCCGGGCGGCGTGCATTTTTCGCTGTTGCTCCCCGACACGTCGTAACCTCGCTTCCTGCTCAGAAAGCTGCCTGTTATAACGCATCGTTTCACGGGTAATGCGGGCCGTCGCACTGGCGCCATCATTAGCTGAAATACCAGCACGATAAAGTTCTGCACGCACAAGCGCCGTCTGCTGCTGCAGCTTTTTCTGGCGTTCTTCCAGGCGCTGAACAGCCAGCCGTTGACGGCCCAGAGCGACAACCTGACGTTGCGAAGGCGGCCCCATCGCTCCCAGTTCCTGACTGAGCAAATTTGCACGCTGGCGGGCATAGTTCAGCCTGTCGCCTAATTTCTGATTTTCTGCCTGCAGCTTTCGGAAGCTGTCCAGACTGCTCCCGGCCTGATCAAGCTGCTTTATTGCATCGCGGGATTTTTTGACAGCAGCAGCCAGCTCTTTCGAACTGGCCTGTGCAGCACGGAATGGGCGGGTGAGTTTGTCAACCGCATTAAGAATGACCTGCAGGCGCAGGTTATTATCACTCATCGTTGGCCCCGCTTCTCTGAATCGCTTTATACCGCCATTCCAGCACTTCGGTCAGCGGCATAACGTCAGTAACGGATGGCGGCCAGTGAAAGATGGTGGCGATATCAGCCACCAGATCGTCAACCGTCAGGCTGTCGGTAAACCGGCAAGCACCGACTTCTTCAACAAAAAAGTGACAACCTCAACCGACATGGCAGTGAGATCTGCCGGGTCCATCTCTGCAATTTCCTGTGCAGTCAGTGCCGGACTGGAGATGCGGGGGATCACGGTCATCATCGCGTTCACATCCATATCCATAATGGCCTGCAGGCGTGTGCCGCGCAGCGCACCGGACTGCGGTTTACGCAGCACAATTCCGGTAATTTCTGTTTTACCGCGCATGATGGGAGTATCCAGTTGAATGGTCTTTTCAGTCTGCTTATCGCTCATTTTGCTGTCCTGTTAATTGGGTTCTGGCGCGGCGTTCCGCGCCGTTCAGATACATCAGAGGCCGAGGGCGTTACGGTGCGCTTCCATCAGGTCCACACCGTCCACAATTTCCACCATGTTGATAAGGTCCACTTCATAGAGCACCTCACCATTGATGGTCAGCTTCGCGTAGCTGTTGGTACTGGTCACTTTGGTGGTGTTGCTTTCGCCCGTCTTCCACTCGCCGGAATCTACTTCTTTGTGACGTCCACGCACCACAAGCTCCACGGCCTGCACTTCCCCGGTATCGTCACGCTGGATAGAGCCGGTAAAGCGCAACTGGATGCCATCCACCGTAGCTTTGCCCATCTGCTTAAACAGCAGCAGCTCAGTACCGCCAATGGAAAATTCTGTATCCAGTGCGCCGTCATCCAGCCCCAGATCCACATCCACCGCACCCGGCATTCCGCCGCCGCGATACTTCTCATATTTGCGGGTAAATTTCGGCAGCGTCAGCGACTCAACGATCCCCTGCCAGTTGTTCCCGTCGTTAAACAGGTTCAGGTGTTTTAATTTACGTGGTAAAGCCATGTTGCCCCCTTACGCGCTGACCTGGCTGGAGAAATTCACCAGGTACTGATCGGTGATGCGCTGACGCAGCATCAGGTTTTCAAGTGGCGGCACTGGCGTGTAGTCGTAGTCGATGGTGAGTTTTCCGGCTTTCAGCGTGTCTTTGTCGTTCACCGACTCGTCCAGCCAGCAATCACCACCAATGAGATAGCCCTGACTGACCAGGCTGCGCATTTTGGCGCGGATACCTTCGATAATGTCGCGGGCCAGCGACGGGTTAAGAGGTTTATCCACCGCCCACATGTGTGCTTCTGCCATCGTGTCCATCAGCACCTGCGCCGTGCGGGTGTAGTTTTCGAAGGCAAAGAGCGGGTCATCACTCAGGCAGCGGGAACCCCAGAAGCGGAAGCCGTCTTTACGCACAAGTGTGGTGACGTCGTTCTGGTTCAGCAGACCTGCATCGGTTGCCGGGTCCTGCAGATCCCAGAACACATCAGCAGAAATTCCGGTGACACCGTTCACGCCTACGTTGGACAGGCTCTTGTGCCACCCGGTCTGCTCATCAATTTTGGCGCGCAGACCGAGCGCACGGGCGGTGGCATATGCCGTTGCTTCGGCATTCAGCACCGTGTCCCAGCCAGTAAAGTCAGGCCAGATCAGCATCCCTTCGCGCTGGCTGAAGTTTTCACGGTAAGTGATCGCCTCCTGTACCGTCTTGCAGCCATACGCTGACAGGTAAGCAAACCCACGCAGGCTTTGCGCCACGCTCAGCAACTCAGTAGCTACCGCCTTGGTGTCGTGGCCTGGCACGCCGAGAATGCGCGGTTTAACGCCGAGTTGTGACTGGGAAGATAACAGGGCTTTCATGCCTGTTTTTTTACCCTCGGCGGTCACTGCGCCGATGATATTGGTTGTGGTTTCTTCTTCCGTTTCACCCTGCGGCACACGCACAACAACGGTCACGGGTTTTGCCTGGTCAGCGATAGCATCCAGCGAACGGGCCAGCGTGCCGGACTCACCCGCTTTACCGCTGGCGGTCAGCACATCAGTGATCAGCACGGGTTTATTAAGAGGAAACATTTTTGCATCGGCATCATCGCCCGTGCAGACCATGCCCACGATGGCGGTGCTCACCGTGGTAATGGATCGGGTGCCTTCGTTGACTTCAACAACGCGCACTCCGTGGTGGTAATCCTGAGCCATAGTGGCGAACCTCCTGATTGGATTAGGCTTCGCCCTATGTTGAAGTGATTGTGCCTGACAAACAGCTAATCGCAGTTGTGCCGTTATTCACACAAAATGACGGTATTTGTCCGCTTACAGGAAAAATCAAAAGAATGCTGATTCAGGGCGATTCATTGCTCTTATTTGCCGGAAATTTTCTATAAATGGTAGAAACGCCTACATCAAAAATCAGTGCAATACGCTGTCTTGATTCTCCGGCCTCGAGTAAACGCCCAATCTGTGCCCACTGTTCGGTGGTCAACTTAGGACGGCGTCCACCTACTCTGCCTTTGGCACGAGCTGCAGCCAGCCCTGCCCTGGTACGTTCAACTATCAGTTCGCGTTCCATTTCAGCCAGGGCACCCATGACATGAAAAAAGAAACGGCCCATTGGGGTACTGGTATCAATACTGTCAGTCAGGCTTCTGAAATTCACACCACGCTGGCGTAACTCTTCTATCAGCGTAACAAGATGCCGCATACTGCGCCCCAACCTGTCCAGCTTCCAGACAACCAGCGTGTCTCCTGCCGATAGTGTCCTGAGCAGTTTTTTCAGTCCCGGTCTGTCGGACTTAGTGCCACTGATTTTGTCCTCAAAAATCCGCTCACATCCCGCGCAGTTCAGTGCATTACGTTGCAAATCGGTGTTCTGGTCATTTGTTGACACGCGTACATAGCCAATAAGCATGATCATCCCCCTGAATAAAAACCGGGGATGATGCCAGTCAGCCATTATCTCTGCATTTTCATAAACGTTGGTTTGGGAGAAGCGGCAAAACGGAATGTAGGAACAGGGGAAAATCAGATACCGGACATGACCTCTTTTGCCAGTGGTGATGGATGGATGAAATTACCCAACGGGAAAATCCTGCAATATGGTCGTGGTGCGATTACGCCGACATTATCGACGCAAACAATGAGAATTACATTCAGCATCCCTTTTCCTAAAAAAGTGGACTGCGCCATGCTTACCCATTCTGGTGATGGTGGTGCGCCTTTAGGCGCTGGACGGGGATTCATGATGACTGCAGAAGGTCCAACACTAACCGGTTTTAATTCCGCTTACAGAACTGCATCAACCAGCTCCACAGTATCGATGAATTACAGTTGGTGGGCTGTTGGTGAGTAATTTTATTCAGGGTGATTTATATGAACGAATATGTTTATAGCGCAAGGCATAATGCTTTTTTCCCTGTGGATATGATTGATAAATATAAATCAGAGGGATGGGATTTATCAGACGCAAAGGAAGTAAATCAAAATATTATCAGTGAGTTTATGGCTGAACCGCCACAAGGAAAAATCCGTATTGCCGGAGATGATGGGCTGCCTGCGTGGGCAGATATTCCTCCACCCACGCATGAAGAGCTTATTGAAATTACTGAATCAGAAAGACAGCTACTAATTAACCAGGCTAACGAATACATGAACAGTAAGCAATGGCCTGGCAAAGCAGCTATTGGTCGTCTGAAAGGTGAGGAACTGGCGCAATATAATTTGTGGCTGGATTACCTAGACGCACTGGAACTGGTGGATACCTCCAGTGCTCCAGATATTGAATGGCCTACACCTCCGGTAACTCAGGCCAGCTAATCTCAGGAGCCGTCGAAGTGTCGACGGCTTTTACTTCTTTTTTGTAGTCCATCCAGGCAGATAGTTTTTCTTTATCTGTACTGCTGATATCACCAAGCATTAATTCCACCCGCCAGTCAGCTGTGACATTATCGGCATGAGCAAGTAACTGCATTCGCTGATTTTCAGCACGTGCGACATAATCAATCGCCGGAGATTTCAGTACCGGTAAACCATTTTCATCTGACGTGATTAATTTACCCCCCTCCTGCTGTCCGGCAATTAATTCATTGTATAAGTCTGTACTTATCTCAACAATGTCAGCAGGCATGTCGCTGTTTATACCATCAAAGAAAAAACCATTAGTCGATTTTGAGAAATAAATCATAGATATACCTATACACCGATTGCTACCCAAAAACAGGACCTTTCATATTTGACAATTTCTCCCTGAGATATACCGCCAACAATTATATAGAACTGTGATTTGCTGATATCAGAACAGTTCGCTATGCCCATTGCAGATATACCAGCCACCGACGTTGTATGTGGCACAGCCAACAGCGCAAGTGAACGATTTGGGAATGTTACCGGGTAAGTCACCGTATAGTTTGATGCTCCACTGACAATACCCCACTGAATAATCAGACCTGAAGGGAGTTTTTGAAAACCCGTTGATGAAAGTGAACTGGCAAACGCCGCCATATCCGGAATTTGGTTTTGCCCGTTACCTACATTCCGTTTTGCCGCTTCTCCCAAACCAAGGTATGCGAGAAGACCAGCTACATCCTTTCCACTCAAATTAGTCAGCGTATTGTCCAGCGGTTGTTTACCTGCCAGCGCATTAAGCATTGTCGTGGCAAAGTTCGGATCATTCCCCAGTGCCGCCGCCAGTTCGTTCAGTGTATCCAGTGCCGCGGGTGCAGAACCCACCATTGCTGCAATCGCTGATTTCACAAAAGCTGTAGTGGCAATCTGTGTATTGTTGACCGACTGTGCCGCAGTAGGTGCTGTTGGCGTTCCGGTGAGTGCCGGACTCGACAGTGGCGCTTTCAGTGCCAGCGCATTGTTAATGGTGGTACTGAATTTCGGATCATTGTTAATGGCTACGGCTATTTCTTTCAGCGTGTCCAGCGTGGCTGGCGCACCATTAATAAGAGCCGTCAGTGCCGCCTGAACAAACGCGGTGGTCGCAACCTGCGTGGTGTTATTCCCCGCCGCTGGCGTTGGCGCTTTGGGGGTTCCGGTAAACGTCGGACTTTCATTGGGTGCATACTGTGAATGCGGGTCCGGTGCGGCAAGATGTTTTGCCATCAGGTCATCCACGTACACCTTCAGCTCCAGTGCCTTGTCATCCACATACTTGCGGGTTGCCAGCACTACGGCAGGGTCGATTTTCAGGGTGATATTGTCCGTGCTGCTGGTAATCAACACCATACGCACGGTCTGGGTACGCCCGCTGCCTTCAGCCAGTTGCGGCTTATAGCTTTCCGGGCAGTTGCCCACGGCAATCAATGCCCCGAACTCATCAAACAGGCCCACTTCACGCATCCACCAACCGCCCTCGTTTTCAGGGATCACCTGTTCAGCAATAATCTGGCTGCTGTTCTGCGGGTCGATGTACAGCATATTCAGCGCAGCCCGGCGTTTCTCATTTACTAATGCTGTCTGCTTTGCGTCCGGCGTTGGCAATGTTCCGCCGCCATCGCCTACCGCCATATGGGTAATTTTTAAAGGCACACCGAGCGCGGCGGCGCTGGCAAGTTTCGCCGCACCAATATCCGTCAGCAGGGTATAAAATTTTGTGCTCATGGATTCACTCTCATTGTGTCAATAACATGGACCGCCCCGCCTTCATGCGCGGTGCCACCGGAAATAATTGTTTCGTTGATATACGGATAGATCGTGATTTCTTCGCCAATATAGCTGGCGGCTCCCACCCAATGCGGGCCGCTGGTCTGCAGATTGATGGACATGCCGATCATGTGACGGCTACATGGTTTGGCATCGCTTATCAGTCGCTCAAGTTCCAGATAGGTATCTTCAGTGATGCCCTGGTCCTGCACGCCGATATCCAGGCGAAACGTGCCCGGTGCCTCTCCGGTCTGCCACCACTCAATAATGCGGATCAGAAAGCCGAACGGCTCCACCACCCGCCGCACGGCACTGGTGGTCCCTTTATGCTGATGAATATAAAAAGCATCCTTCACCACCTGGCGCTTGACGCTTTCTGTCCAGCCCTCGTCCCAGCGATCCACAGAGAACGCCCAGGCGAGATAAGGCAGGAAACTGACCAGACAGGTTGCCGGATTCCACAAGTCACGCAGCGGCACCTGCAGATCAGAAATCCCGCTGCAGGTTTGCGCCAGTCGTCGCTCCAGTGAAGTTGAACCCGGTGGCAGCAGACTATTCATCCGTTCCTCCGTTGGTCACGCTCCACTGCGTACATGATGCCGCCTGTGTTTTGTTCAGGACCACATCCGCCAGAGGAGAAGCCAGCTCCACACGCTGCACACCCTCAACATGCAGGGCGGCAAAGATGGCGCTACGGCGAATATCCCGACCAAGACGCGTCTGACTGGCAATGTACCTCTGCAGGCTGGCTTTTGCCGCTGCCATTACCGGCTCTGCTTCCGGTCCCGGATAGAGAAAAATGGTGGCTTCCACGCGGTACGGGATGATTTCCGCGCTGCGAACCGTCAGACGGTCAGCCACCGGGCGGACATTCTCACTGTTCAGTGCTTTCTCCACCACATCCAGCAGGTCTTTTTCTGCTGTTCCGTCGCCTTCGCGGCTAAGGACTGTCAGCACCACCTCTGCAGGTGCCGGACTGGTTGCACTGGCATCCGCCACCCGACCGTCGGCGCTTCGGGCATGAAATTCATAAGCGGCAGTTGGTCCCGCAACTGAAAGCCCCTCAAAGGCTGCAGGCACACGCAGGCGTAACGCTTCATCGCTTTCCATCACTGCTGCAACGGGCGGCACAGCGTCATTATCAGCAGGCGTCACCGTCAGGCGTTTCACGTTGTAGTTGGCAGCGATCTGGTCAAGATCGCCACCCATCGCGTAAGCCACCATTACCGCCTGCGCGGCTTCGTTAATGCGCTGGCGCAGAAGCAACTCACGGTAAGCGTTCTCCTGCAACAATTTGGTGACGGGTTCAGATTCCAGTTCCAGCGTGCGGATCACTGCTTCCTGCTCATCTTTCGGATGAAGCGCCACAAATTCTGCCTTGCGTTCGGCAAGCAGCGTCTCAAAGTCCGGCACATCCACAATCTGCGGCGCAGGCAACTGCGAAAGGTCAATCACTGCCATTCTCTGCTCCTGTTGATACGGAAAGGGAAACAGGCACACCGTTATTCCGCCGCCCGGTCAGCTCCACCACCATTGAACCGTCAAAATTGCTGTGGATGGTGATGGAATCCAGCGTCAGCCGTGGCTCCCAGCGACTCAGCGCCACATACACTGCCGACATGACCTGCAGGCGTAATGCCGGATTTTGTGGCTGGTCTATCAGTGCCGACAGCAGGGAACCATATTCACGACGGGCAATGCGACTACCCTGTGGTGTCAGCAGAATGTCCCGCACCGACTGGCGCAGATGGTCAATATCAGTAATGGCTTTGCCGCTGGTATTGTTCATCCCGCTATAAAGCGTCATACCGGGCCTCCAGTTGTATCGCCGCCTTTCAGGACGCCAGTATGCTGATGCGCATCAACCACGATCCCGTTAGAACTCATCGCTCCGCCGCCCTGGGTAATGCCACCATTGATCACCACTTCGCTGTTAATGCGCGTGCGGTCAGCCTCCAGTACAAACTCACTGGTTTTCATGGTGATGTTGTCAGCGGCCTCAATGACCATTGATTTGATGCCCCTGACATACCAGCGCCCGGTGGCGGGTTCGTATTCAAACCAGCCACCGTCAGGATGTTCTATCACGCAGGCGTCCGCCGACGTCGACGGTGGCGCGAACTGATTCGAATAGATGGCGGGTAACGCAAAGGCGGTTTCCAGATTGCCGCCCAGACTCAGCAGCACCACCTGCTCACCTTCCGATGGTCGCCACCATGTGCGGGCATTACCCGCGCGCAGCGTCAGCCAGTTAATCCAGTTGGTTTCAAGGTCGCCCGTTTTCACCCGACAAAGCCAGTTTTCCCGGTCCACTTCGGTGACTACACCTATGCGGATCAGATTGGTGATAAGGCGCATGATTTCGGTTAGTTGTGCGTTCATAGATATATGATGACAGCTGAAAACTTGTTTATAACTTCTTGCAAATTGTGGTATCGATGGTACAAATTGATAAAAGGATAAAAAACAACCAATAGGTGGATAAATGAGTGTTATGAATCCAATAAGTTCTAATATATTTAATGCTGAATTTTTAAACACCCCGGCAGCGGCACTTGCCGCATGGATTTCCATTATTGGAGCTGTTATAACTTTGGTGACGATAGTTATAAGAGCACTATTCAAATATAGAAAATCTCATGATGTAATTTTGAAAAAATCAGGAATACCTGCGTTTATATTAAATTTTTTTCTTATACGAATATCATTAAAAAGGCTGCCTACTATCACATGGGCTGAAAAATCAATCACGGTTCTCTTTTCACTTCTTTTTTTGTGTGCAATTTATATTTTTGGTCCAGTTTTCATCCAAGCCATTAGAACCCCACCAAATAGCACATTGCTTTATTGGATAAAATCCGGTGAATCATTTTATATGTCAAAAAAACTGGCGACTGCAGCTACAATATTAACCACTCCTGATTGGGAAATATCAAAGGATGATTGCGAAGAGTCATCCTCTGCCAGTACAGAGAAGTACAAATCATTAACTATCGAACATAAAGAAATTCTTTGTAAACTACTAACCACTGATGAAGGGAATGCTTACATTGATGAAGAAGTCAAGAATTTCGTTAAAGACAAATTCTTTATCTATTCCTTTGCCCCAACAACCATATTTATTCTATTATGGATTTCTTTGGGTTTTATACTGACCATTCACTATTCTAAAAAAGTTAGGAAATATATTCTGACTGAACAAAAAAATGCAATTCATTGGGCATATGGTGAATTCAAGACAGAAGGAATCTATTCAATATATCAAGAGTTAGAACGTAAGACTCACCATTAAGACCCAACAAACGACGCTCTGCGTAACGCACTTCCGGTCCTTTGCGGCTGACGCGATCGCGCAGGCCATAATGGTGAACGCGGGCAATGCGCTGCACCTTACTTTCAAACTGTACGCTGGCAGAGTCGGCGCTGGCGGCGGTTTTCAGGTATTTGGTGGTGCGCAGCTTTGCAAACATCTGACGTTTGATGCGGCCTTTTTTACTGCGCGCCGTGACCTTGCGCGGTTCATAACTGCTGCCATCTGGATTGCGCTGCATCCTGATATTCTGCTGCTGTGTCCGGCGCAGTTCCTGCGCCAGCTGGCGCATCATGCGGCTTCTTGCGACTGGTTCCAGATTCGCCAGTAAGGCACTAAGCCAGTCGTCCACCTTCTGCAGTTCAGCCACGTTTCACCGTCCACATTTCTTCAGGTTCATCGGGTTCTGCTACAGCTTCAACGCTCGACACACTGCCGTCAGTGCTGACCAGCACACGTTCCGTCAGATGCAGGTTAAGGCTGATATCACAGACATCGTTGCGCAGAATATCCACCTCAAAGGTAAATAGTTTTTCCCGTAACGCCGGGTTATTGATGGCATCGGGCTGGTTATCCCGCAGCCACAGCAAAACCGGGGCCATCAGCAGATTCTGGTCGCCGCTGAAATCCTCAATCACCGCGTTCAGGGTGTAACGGTACTCCCACGACATGGAGCTGGCCCCCGTGGCAACCAGCGAACCGTTATCCACAAACAGATGCAGTTTGTCCGGGTTATTGCGGACATAAGGCACCGCTTTATTGAGGGCGTGGCGCAGGGATTGTGGTTTGTTCACTGTTTCGCTCCTGACACGCAATAATCATGTCCACTTTGTCTGCACAGACCGCCCAGGCGGCCTCCGTTTCATCCAGCAACGCGTTCAGATCACCGTTAGTGCGCGGCGTTGCCTGATCCAGCCGACACGGCGTCACTCGCGGACAACCACTGACGGTAAGCTGTACCTCCGGTGAGTGCCGGACGTTCCCGCAGCCGGATAATGTCAGCAGGCAAAGGAGTATCAGCCCAGCGGCGTAAATCCTCGTTCTCACGTTTCAGTTCCTCGATCCGGTGTTGTCGTTGTCTCAGCAGTGCACTGGTCTGTTCTGCTTCGGCATAGAGCCGCGCCTGCTCCCGGTTATTGGTTTCAGTCAGAATGGACAGGCTGATAAGCTGGCTGTTTTTCTTCGTCAGTTCCTGCGCTTTACTTTTCAGCGCCGCGCGCTGCGTTTCGATGGTGTGGCTGGCGCTGTTAAGCCGCCACGACTGCCAGCCCAGCGCAACGAGTGCCAGCGCCACCACTACTGCCAGCGCACGCGTCATAGTCCAGCTCCTTTAAGGCACCAGGCCATCTCCCGCGCACGGCGGTTATCCAGCCCCTGATTAAACACACCTTTTACATAAACCCAGCGCGGCAACTGTCAGCACGCATCTGCCCAGCGCCGCTGATTGAGCAATTTCACCAGTGTGGAACTACAGGCATTGCCCGTTCCCACGTTGAAGGCAAACGACACCGCAGCGTCATACACCTTCTGCGGCGGCTGTTGCTTCACACACCTTTCCAGCGCCCGCTCCACACGCAGCACGTTGGAGATCAGCCCTTCTGCTGCCTGTCGCTCCGTAATGGTTTTGCCGGGAATGACGCCCGACGTATTACCAATGCCGTCGGTCCAGACACCCGCGCTGCACTGATACGGCTGCAGACGACAGCCTTCGTAATCAGCAATCAGTTTCAGCCCCTCCACGGAGGTGTGAAGCTGCTGAAAACCCGGCAGCGTGGCAGCAATAGCCAGCACGGCCCCGACAAGGCAGCGTTTAACGATTGATGGATTCATAGTCCTCCCGCGAAATCTGCCCGTCGCGCAGAAGCTGGTAGGCTTTGTGTTTGTAGTACCAGTTGATAGCCAGCATCAGTACACCAATCATCAGGCCGCCCAGCGTTGAGGCATCCTTGATGGACAAATCGCCCAGCCAGGCCAGCACGACGGCGATGCAATACGTGATAAAGGCGCTGATTCGCTCAAGCGTCATAATTCAGTCCCATAGCTGGACGGTCTGCACGGTGGTGGTGGTCGGAATGTCCGGCAGCTCCACCTGCAGCCCGTGAGGTAAAAAGGGGCCGTATTCGGCAAGCCCCGGATTTGCCTTCAGTACCTGCTCCGTGACCCCCTGCGTGCGCCCGTAATGACGCCAGCAAAGCGCGTCCACCGTGTCATACTGATGCGCACGCACTTTCATCAGATAAGCTCCACTGTGCAATGCGGCGCATCCTGCACCCGGCTGATGGCCCAGCGGGCGTCACGCCACAAATCACCGCTGGCTTCCGCCAGTTCCTCGCCCCGCTTCACACCGGACGCCGTGGCGTCATAGTCCTGGTATCGTTCGTTGAGCATGGCGCGTGCCCAGCAGTAAACCGCGTTGAAATAGTGCTGAATGCGCTCACTTTTGCCGTCCAGCTGTTCCGCCGGAACCTCTGCCAGCGAGGCATACCCCAGCATCTGCTGGCGTCTGCGAAACTCATACAGCTCTGCGTTGACCTCCGAAATTGCCGACAGCGCAACCTGCTTTAAACGCGGCTGCGTCACCGTGCCGTCAGTGCGCATCACGCTGCGAAACTCCGACAGGTCCACATCAGGCCAGAACGGCGTATTCCTGATGATTTCCGCCTGTTCCGGTGCCTGTTCTGGCGCAACAAACTTCATGCTGCTTTCTCCTGAAATAGAGGGCGGTGGACGGGGTTTTGATGTGGCAGTGCCTTTCGCCACCCCGTGCCGCCCGTGCGCGGGGGCACGTTCTGTCAGCGGCTGTCATTGCGCAGTCTGCGCTCCAGCTGCTGTTTGTCTTTTTTCACGCCACAGCGGGGATCGAGCTGTAACGCATGGTTGAGATGATTAAGGGCGGAAGCCGGGTTGCTTTCACTCAGGACAGCGCCAATCGCTTTATGCAGACGCGCCCGTGACTGGTCCGGCATATCCAGACCGTCTGTCAGCTCCAGCGTCTGCAGCAACAGATCGGCATCAAAGCCGGTGGCGGCAAGCATTGCGCTCTGCGCCGCGTCTGCCATTTCCTCTGCCAGCACGGTCTGCACGTTGCGGTTACCCAGCGGCATCACCCAGCCATGACGCAGGGCATGACGCCCGATCTCCAGCGCCCCGGCATAATCTCCGGCATCAATGCGCCACAGCATCACGTACATCAGCACGTCATCCTGTTGAGCGCCTCCGGCAGCCAGGACGCCCTCCGCCCAGGCGGCATATTTCGGCAGCAGCTCCACCTTGATTTCCGCTTTTTTCACCGTGGACTGAACGCCCTTGAGACGGCGGCGGTCTTCCGCCAGTTGCAGCAGCATCAGGTCATAGCCCGACGCGTGGCGAACGCTGCCGCCCTCGCGGGCGGCCTGTTCAGCCTGAACGCGCAGGCGATGCTGCCGTGCGGGACTCAGGCTCATGGGTTACGCTCCGGCTTCTGCTGCAGCGGCGCTGAAATCGCCAATCTGGATGTTTTCCACCAGTGCGGCGCAGCGGTAGTCCTCAACCACATAGGCTTCGTTAACGGATTCAAAATTTTCAATCCGGTCACGTTTCGGGTTGTCGATAACTGAACGGCGGCGGGTGTCTTCCTGCCAGTAGATGGACAGGTTATCCAGACGGGTGATCAGCAGCGCATTCGGCGGGAAGAACGGCGCACGCACGGCCTGCAGGCCACCCATGCGTTTCTGACTGATGATCATATCGGCAGCCAGTTTTTCACTGTTTTCCTGCTCTTTGTTGACCAGCGGGAAATACTTGTCTGACAGCAGTTCACGACCGCAAATCACCACCAGATCGTCATCGTCCTGGTAGACCACATCGATAAGCTCATTGACGGCATCCATCACTACGGCGTCCAGGTTGGCATATTCGCCACCTTTCCCGACTTTCACCGCGCCCGGAGTGGTTTCACCGCCCGTGGTGGTGCTGCCCATGACGTGATCCGGTGCATCCTCACGGATTTTCTGCAGCCAGCCTTTGTTTACATCCTGCAGCAGCGGGTTTTCACTACGGTTGGAGGTTTTCGCACGCTTCACGCCGTTAAAGCCGATCATGATGCGGTCCAGTGCCTGACGTTTCACGATGGCGTCACGGATGCGCACCTGGAAATCCTGAAACTTCGCCCACAGGTCCAGCTTCGCGTAGGTCAGCACCGTGTCAAAGTTGGTCTGCTCGCATTTATATTCCACATCAACCATCAGCGTCGGATCGACAGGCTCACGCTCTTTCGCGGTGGTGTCAGTGGTTCCGGCAATGGTGCTGCCAACACCCAGCCCCAGCAACTGACCAGACTGCTCAGTCACTGGCGTGACGTTAATCAGCGTCAGGAAAGCGGCGGACTGCTGGATCTGGTCTTCCAGCGTCTGCTGTACAGACGGCTCTACAGTGAACTTGCTGGACAGTTCTTCAACTGCCACACCGTTCAGACGCGCCAGCTGCTGCAGGTAAGCGTTAAAAGCAAAGCGGGTATTCTTCTTCATCGGGTTTTGTGCTCCATCAGCAATTGGTCAGAGTGTCAGCGGGGGCGTTACCGCCTGTTGCACGCTGGCGGTAGTCCTGGCGGCTGTCTTCATGACTCAGCTTATTCACCAGTTCATTAAAGGCGGTTTGCTGCTTCTGCAGAGCAGACTCCAGTTCAGACAGGCGTTCTTCCTGCTCAGACAGAGATTTTTCGGTTCGCGCGCTCAGGTTTTGCTGCTCAGTGGCGACCAGCTCCACGGCCTTATGCACATCAGAGAACCGGCCGTCATCGGACTGCTCTTTTTTGGTGAACAGCGCCGTGACGCGGGAAAACAGGGACGGTTTGTCGTCCTGGACTTCCTCCAGTTCGATCACCGTTTCCTCTGCAGCGGTAAAGAGATTGGCAGGATTCTGCTTGCGGTTTGCCAGCGGGTTATGGGCTGCACTGGCGCTGAATGTCAGCATTTCAGTGCCCAGACTGGCAGGGTCATCAGTGGCAGCCAGGCCGACCAGGTAGGCTTTGCCCGTATCAGCGAACTTCGGGCTGACTTCCATAGAGGTGAATAATTTCTGGCCTTTTTTCACCAGTTCCACCAGGGACTCCGTTGGCTCAACGTCGGCATACAGCGCCATCTTGCCTGCCAGCGGACCTTCCGTGATTTCCTCAGCAAACAGCGCCGTCACCTTGCCGTAGCGGTTAAAGGTGCTGTCCGGCAGATAAGACTTGATGTGCTCAAGGTTAATCAGCGCGGTATACACCGCCGGGTTGTAGCTGGCTGCCATCTGTTCCAGCCATTCACGCTGGATTTCGCGTCCGTCGGTGGTGGCACCTTCCACCCCGATGCGAAAACGCTTTGCTTTCACTGTCATGAGCCGTGCTCCGTTAAAAAAAACTTACTGGAGCCTTATGGTTGCGGTGATGGGGGTAGTGAAACAATGCGCGGTATTTGTACCGACAACCACACAAACCGCAGGCGGGGAAAGCCTTCATTCAAGGCTGTAGGTTTGTGCCATGAACACCACACTGACACCCGCAGATCTCGATCCCCGTCGGCAGGCCATGCTGCTGTACTTTCAGGGATACCGCGTAGCCCGCATTGCTGAAATGCTGGGCGAGAAAGTTGCAACCGTTCACAGCTGGAAAAAACGCGACAAGTGGGGTGACTATGGGCCGCTGGATCAGATGCAGCTCACCACCGCCGCACGCTACTGCCAGCTCATTATGAAGGAGCACAAAGAAGGGAAAGATTTCAAAGAGATTGACCTGCTGGCGCGCCAGTCGGAGCGCCATGCGCGGATCGGCAAGTTTAACAATGGCGGCAACGAAGCCGACTTAAACCCTAACGTCGCCAACCGCAACAAAGGCCCGCGTCGTCAGCCGGAAAAGAACGTTTTCACCGATGAACAGATTGAGAAGCTGGAAGAAATCTTCCATTCCTCCATGTTCAACTACCAGCGCCACTGGTGGGAAGCCGGAAAAACCAACCGCATCCGCAACCTGCTGAAGTCACGCCAGATCGGCGCGACCTTCTATTTTGCCCGTGAAGCCCTGATTGACGCCCTGCTAACCGGGCGTAACCAGATTTTCCTTTCCGCCAGCAAGGCACAGGCCCACGTCTTTAAGCAGTACATCATCGACTTCGCCAAAGAAGTGGAGGTGGAGCTGAAAGGCGATCCGATAGTGCTTCCTAACGGGGCCACGCTGTACTTCCTCGGCACCAATGCCCGCACGGCCCAGAGTTACCACGGCAACCTGTATCTGGATGAATATTTCTGGATACCGAAATTCCAGGAGCTGCGCAAAGTGGCTTCCGGTATGGCTATTCACAAAAAATGGCGACAAACCTATTTTTCCACGCCATCCAGCCTGACACACAGTGCTTATCCGTTCTGGTCCGGTGCGCTGTTCAACCGTGGGCGCAACAAAGCCGACAAGGTGGACATCGACCTGTCCCACAGCAATCTGGCCCCCGGCCTGCTGTGCACAGACGGGCAATACCGCCAGATAGTCACCGTGGAAGATGCGGTGCGCGGCGGCTGTAACCTGTTCGACCTCGACCAGCTACGCATGGAGTACAGCCCGGACGAATACCAGAACCTGCTGATGTGCGAGTTCGTGGACGATCTCGCGTCCGTGTTCCCGCTCAGCGAGCTGCAAGCGTGCATGGTGGACAGTTGGGAAGTCTGGACCGACTTTCATGCACTGGCCCTGCGCCCGTTTGGCTGGCGCGAAGTGTGGATCGGTTATGACCCGGCAAAAGGTACGCAGAACGGCGACAGTGCCGGATGCGTGGTGGTGGCACCGCCAGCCGTGCCGGGTGGTAAGTTCCGCATTCTTGAGCGTCACCAGTGGCGCGGGATGGACTTCCGCGCCCAGGCTGACGCCATCAAAAAACTGACCGAGCAGTACAACGTGACCTACATCGGCATCGACTCGACAGGTGTCGGCCACGGGGTTTACGAGAACGTGAAAGCGTTTTTTCCAGCCGTCCGGGAGTTTGTCTACAACCCCAACGTTAAAAACGCCCTGGTACTCAAGGCCTACGACATTATCAGTCACCGTCGTCTGGAGTTTGACGCCGGACACACCGACATAGCGCAGTCATTTATGGCAATCCGTCGCGCCACCACCGCCAGCGGCAACCGCCCAACCTATGAAGCCAGCCGCAGCGAAGAAGCCAGCCATGCCGATCTGGCCTGGGCAACAATGCACGCACTGTTTAACGAACCGCTGCAGGGCGAGTCCGCCAATACCAGCAATATTGTGGAGATTTTTTGATGGGAAAGAGTAAGAAAAACCGCGCTGCGGCGACGAACCAGATCCAGCATAAAAACCAAACTTCAGCCGAAGCATTCAGCTTCGGTGATCCCGTTCCTGTTCTGGACCGCCGCGAATTACTGGACTATGTGGAATGCGTAAAGATGGACCGCTGGTATGAGCCACCCGTAAGTTTTGACGGACTGGCGCGAACATTCCGCGCCGCCGTACACCACAGTTCACCGATTGCAGTAAAGTGCAACATTCTGACCAGCACCTACATCCCTCACCCGCTGCTCAGCCAGCAGGCGTTTTCACGTTTTGTGCAGGACTATCTGGTTTTTGGTAACGCCTACCTGGAGAAACGCACGAACCGATTCGGTGAAGTTATCGCCCTTGAGCCTGCGCTGGCAAAATACACCCGACGCGGATTAGACCTAGATACCTACTGGTTTGTGCAATACGGCATGACCACGCAGCCGTATCAGTTCACGAAAGGCAGCATTTTTCATCTGATGGAACCGGACATCAACCAGGAGATCTACGGCCTGCCCGGCTATCTTTCTGCCATCCCATCCGCCCTGCTCAACGAGTCCGCCACGCTGTTCCGCCGAAAGTATTACATTAACGGTAGTCATGCAGGCTTCATCATGTACATGACCGATGCCGCGCAGAACCAGGAAGATGTGAACAACCTCCGCAATGCGATGAAAAGTGCCAAAGGCCCTGGCAACTTCCGCAACCTGTTTATGTACTCGCCTAATGGTAAAAAAGACGGACTTCAGATTATCCCGTTGTCAGAAGTCGCAGCGAAGGATGAGTTTCTGAATATCAAGAACGTGAGCCGTGATGACATGATGGCGGCACACCGCGTGCCGCCGCAAATGATGGGAATTATGCCTAATAATGTCGGGGGGTTTGGGGATGTGGAGAAGGCTAGCAAGGTATTCGTAAGAAACGAATTGATGCCCCTGCAGAAACGATTGCAGGAACTAAATAACTGGTTGGACGAAGAAGTGCTCAATTTTTCAACCTATGAGCTTTAGTTTTAAAACGAAGACCATTAGGTCTTCGCTTTATTTAAAGGGTTCTTTCCATATTTTTTTTCTAATTTGCTAATATAAGTTATTAATCTTCTATGGCTTTTTGAATCCACACTTAAAATAAATGACAACCATCCCCTAACGTGTTCTATCTCAGAAGACTTACCGCAAAATATATGATGTATCTTTGCTCTAATTTCTTTATATTTTTCTCTACCTATCCCAACTTTCTCTTGTGAAATAACTAAACCTGTAACTTTCCTCTGACTACGAGGCCCACTAATACAAGTTTTTTTTGAGTTAATAACCAATCCTTCACTTGGGATTATAGAAAATAAAAAATCACGTGCTTTAACAACCTTTTTCATAGACTGTGCAGATAAGGTGAGATCATCGGCATATCTCGTATATATCAAGCCCCGACTACCTGCATAACCCTGAATACGATAATCAAGTTTAGAACATATTAGATTAGCTAATTTAGGTGATGATGGAGCACCTTGTGGTAGCAGATTTTTATAACAACATATTTTTGTCAAAACTGAAGATATTAGTCGATTATAACCAAGAGAATGGAACACTCCAAAAACTTTGTTAGCAGTTAAACTTGGGAAAAAATCCTCCAAATCAATATTCAGTATAAAGTTTGCCCCAATATGCGGGGTAGCATTATTCAAAATAGATTGGTGCTTTTCAAATCCAATAGAAAAAGGAGATGACGACAGTTTATCTAAAATGTTACGTAGAACCCATCCTTGTAAGGCTTTAAGTTCTCGAGAAGGTTGGTAAATGGTTCTCATTCTCTTCTCTGGGCCTTTCTTTTCTACAGTGTAGATCCTATAGCGAAAATCAGCTGTATAGATTAACAACCGAAGTGTTTCAACAGATATGCGAGTCGCCTTAGACATGTCATGCAAATTGTTCATGACAGGTAGGCCGAGATTTCTCAATCTAAAAGTGTTCAAATATTCAGCGGATTTCATGAAAGTTGCGCACCCTTACGTCAGAAAAAACGGGTTTCCTGGTTGGCTCGGAGAGCATCAGGCGATGCTCTCCGTTCCAACAAGGAAAACAGACAGTAACTCAGATTCAATGCAGGATGCCGAAACAACATCCAGAGGTTGACCTTAATGATAAACCTCTCGCTAAGGGTGCGCATACGGAATCTTATCATAGTTAAATGTTGATTTTCTACGGTTTTCAAAATTCATAATCTCAAGCCGCAATCGGTCAAGTGTCTTTCTATCAAAGACGCTCCTAACATAGCTAGCCCCCAAAGCAGTGACCTGATAACCATCAGTCATTTGAAGTATTTTTCGTTCATTTATTAGACGAGAAACAACGGATCTAACAATAATTTTAGATAAAACATCATCTTGCTTTATCGCTTTAAAAGCTAGTTCACACAGTGTGCGGTAGTTGACACTATCCAGTAAATAGATACAAGGCAATAGAAACCGCTCTGCGTATAATATATTTCCAATATCTTTTGATACTTTATTTTCTTTCCTAACCTTCTTAATAGATGCCATTAATTTTTTATATAATCGTAATTTTCTGGCAACATCAATAGATGAATCACACATTTCTTTTAGTTCATTTGAACTACAACGCAAAACAGATTTTGAATTAAACTTACGCAACAGGCGAACAGGACCATAGTTAATAAAGCTACGTTTTGATTTAAATTTTGCATCTTGAATGCAAATCAACTTTCTCCTTAAGTTTTCATTATTAGAGAACGCACCAAGCTCTGTGAAAGACCCCGGACTTTCAGGAAATAAAATTATTACATCGACAGCTTCAGCCAGAATATTTTCTAAACTTAAAAGGCTATGCTGCCCTTGACCAGCCAAAAGATCATCAAATAGATCTTCTGGATAAAATATATCAACATCACTGAACTTTGCTAAAAATTGTGATAATTGATGACGCCAAGATTGATGATTAGCAACGTCACCACCACATAGAAAAATGGTTATTTTAATATTAGCTCCTCGATAGAAGCCTTTCTTTGTGAGATGTCCTATAAGCTGTTGTTGCTGCTCATCGGTAAATTTTTTATTCATAATCTCCCCGCTTTTTTTTCTACTTTATACATCAAGTTATGAATAGATCCAATCTCCATACCACATGGCGCGCGCTCGTATCCCCGCCACGCCTACCCGCTTTATGTAGTGGTTTTCATGCACCTGCATGATCTACGCAAAAGCCCGCCAGTTCTGGCGGGCCTTAGCAAAAACGATCCTCAAACGATCATGCGATCTCATGCGGCATAGACATGCACTACAGAGCTAACGCCTCGCACAGCTCGTTGTTCAACCTTGCTGACGCCAGAAGCAAGTTCAGACGCCAGCAACGTTTCTTAATGCAGCCAGCTGTCGTCTTCCCACACCTTCTGCATAATTTTCATCACTTGCTTCCTTTCTTCGTCCAGTTGCAGTCCGGTCAGTTCCACACCGTTAGAGCTACCTTTGCGGATACGAATTACCGTTTTGGGATACAGGGGGCGCAGATTACGGTAAAGCTCGGATTCAAGGGCGTCCAGGGTAGACTGGCTAATCTTCTGCTCTTTATCGATCATTATTTCAATGCGCATAAAAGTCACCTCAAATGATGACATCCATTGAGCGGTTGTATTCGTGGGTTCTGATTTTTGCCATGAGTTCATCTGTTAGTTCAGAAACCCACTGCAAAGCCAGCCCCTTCTCTTCATCACTACACTCACTAGCCGCTACAAGCTTAAGAAAAAAATCAATGCGCTGGAGCTTCAAAGACTCCAAAAAATAGTCCTGCATCTTTCCTCCTATGACACCACAAGAAATACTGTATACATAACCACTGTTTATATTTACAGTATATAATAATCTTACTGATGTAAAACGTTTTTTTACGTTCATCAGCCTGATATGCCTGGTATTATTAAGAGCACGGATTGTTAACCCGCGTGATTAATACAGGTTCCGCCACTTATCATCTTCCTGCAAACGCTGGTTCCGATAGAAGATACGCAAGCCTGCTCCTGACGGAATACTGCCGCCAAGAAGGAGTAAATCGACCTCTTTCTCGCTGCCATCAAATCCTCTGGACTTCAGTTCATAGACGAGCTGCTGTCGTTGATGGTCTGTAATTCGCTGTTTGTAGTCTCTACGCCGTTTCGGTTTCACCAGACGTAACCTTGCAGCCAGTTCCCGGCGCTCTTTTTTGTTCATACTGTGCAGGTAATCATGCAACTCCTTGTCATCCATGCAGGTAATGTCCGTTCTGGTGTCCCCATCAGCTGATTTATCTCTCTCCTGCTGGTTCAAATTTTCAGCAAGGGGACAGTTATTGCCACGAGTCCAAGGGGCGCAAGCGCCCTGGTCGGCTGCCGCCTCCTGAACGTCAACGGCCTTACGAACCATTTTCCACTTCACGGCATGAGTGCAGATCTTGCCCTCTGCAATGGGTGACCAGATGCCATAAATACGAATGCCGTGATCGCCATAGGCGGTCGGCTCTTCGTTAATTTCATAAGCGGTTCTGATGAGGTGATATTTGCGGGGAACCAGTACGCCGCCCTGCTTCATGATGTAGGTGGCAAAACAACCAGCATCAGCAGCAGCTAGGATGGCATCAAGGCGCGGGTTATCCAGTACCGGCGCACCTGCTTTTTTGTCGCCCTGTTGCCTTGCCGCCTGACCAGCCAGCAATCGCAGTTCACGGTAAGCCTGACGCCCCGGAATGCCAAAGAAGCGGAATTGCTGAACACGATGCAGAGACGCCCAGGCATTAACGTATTCAGCGTTATCACGCAGGGATTTACCCGTTTCCTTGCTGATCTCGCCAGCCAGACCACGCCCGTCAATGTTCTTACTGATGTATTTCGCGATGTAGCTTGTTGGCGTACCTTTGCGCGGGTTTATCAGCTCAGACTTAAAGCGTGGTCCCGTGTTATTACCCAGCTCCTCGCGGTCTTCACGAATGGCAAACTTACGCAACAAAGCAGTAATGGCGCGGCGATCTTTTTTGCGCATAAAACACAACAGGTGCCAGTGAACTGTACCGTCATGATGCGGCTCAGCCACCCGCACGCCATACCAGCGCAATCCGGCTTTGTGCATCGCCTTACGAAATGCAGCAAACATGCCGACCAGATAATCACTGCTTTGTCTTACCGTCGCGTTTGTCCAGGTCGGGTTGGGTCTGCCGTTGTTGAGCGTGGAATGGAAACGTGACGGACAGGTGATGGTGTAGAAAACGGCGCAGTCACCGCGCATTTCCGCGATAAGCTCCAGACCTTTAACACAGGCCATCATCTCATTGCGGCGATGCGCAGGGTTGCTGCTGCTGGCGTTTACCACATCCTCCATGTCCAGCGTGTCGCCGTCTTCGTTCACCAGTTCATGAGAACGGAAAAACTCCAGCGACTTACGGCGCTGCTCACGTTTATGCATCACGGCTTCATAGCTGACATAGGGAGATGCTTTTTTGCTGACCAGGCAAACAGCACGCAACTGCTCTTCCCGCCATTCGCAACGCATCTTCCATAATTTCCGGTACCACCAGTCGGCGCACAACATACGCGCCAGCGAACCCGGAATGAGTTCATAGGGCACGGGTTTACGGCGGTTTCTTTTCCGGCGGAGTTGCTCAAACGCAGGCGGTATGACATCCAGTCGCAGGGTTTCCGCAGCCACCTTTTCCCATGTCTTGCGGATTTCTTCTGGCTTAACATCATCGGTGGCGTACAAATCACCACAAGCGGCATCAAGACACATGCTCATATGCGCAGCGACAAGAGTAGACAGGCGTTTCACCTGATCCTGACTCATTTCAGGCAAGTTCAGCAGGCCGTCCAGCCCTTCATGGCTTGCCATAAAGCGAAAAGAAGTGGATAGCTGACTCTCGCGTACATGCTCCAGTCGTTCCAGACATGGCTTAATCGTCTCACGCAAATAGCGGGAATAAGCCTTTGGCCTGCCCAGGCTGCTGAAGTATTCAATACGTTGCATCAGCGGCTTGCTGATATGGGAAGGCTGGGCGTTAACGTCCGCCAGTATGACCATGTCCGGATTAAAACGCTGCTGCTCATGCGCCAGCTTTGCCCGGCTAATGAGCTTATCCTGCTCCATTTCGCGTTGGACAGGATCACGGGATTCATTAAAGAAATAACGCTCCCAGACCTGATCACTCAGTGCCTCGAGGCGCAGTTGTTCCTGCTCGTTATCGGCAGCGTACAGAGTGATCAGGTTTGAAAGCGCAGAAACCGGCGCAACTTCCGCCGGGTCCAGATAAGGGTTAATGGCTTTCTTAGGTAAATTCCACGAATAAGCCCCGGCAGAATTCTCAATGCTACCGGAAGTTACACTGACAAATGGATCGGCAAGACGGCCTGTGCTGATCTCTGTCACTCACAGACTCCTGCATATACACTGCTGCACACCGCTTTATCATTCATGCCTGCCAGCAGGTCAAACTGCATACCGCCCCGAGTCGTTAAGGCCCAGTCCCGATAAGTTTCAATGCCATAAGCATCAACAGTTATGACTTCGATCCGTTTTTCAGCACGGCGCGGATCATGCGTGGATGGAAAGAACGTTGAATTGCCACGTCTTGAACATTCCGCAACCAGTCTTTCCCACTCAGCCACTCGGCGGATTTCTTCTGGCCAGCGTTGGAAAATCTCTCCAAGTTCTGACTTGCGAGCATGAATGCATGGCATACAACCGACACGACTGCATCCCTGCATATAAAGGGGGTTAGGCTTAATGCCATGACGTTTGGCAATAGCAAACACATCCTCATGCAGCCAATTAAGGATCGGACGATAAACATGCAGCCCCAGAGTATTGTCTGCATCGTCCTCCCACTCAGGCAACAATGCACGTTCCGGTGATTCCTGCCCCCGGACTCCTTGCCAGCTGATTACCTCATCGTGTTCATCCAGAGCTGGATCGATTACCTGTGTACGTATTGGTTCATGTTTCAGTTCAAAAGTGCAGAAACGAGCTTTTGTTGAAGGGAAGCGACCTTTCCACATGCACAAATCAAGAAACGGAACGCCGGTTGGTTTAAGGATTTCCAGTGCCCGGTAAATACGTTCCTCAGCCTCATCTGTCGACATACCACATTCCTCAACGAGAGAAATGGGCCACTTTTCCGCAATGAATTTACGTTTCCCTTCTATCTGGCGTGTGAAATCCGCTTTGACGCGAATAATCTTGCCCAGCTTTGATTCCAGATAATCCAGATATTCTATTGTCTGTGGATGTTCATGACCCGTATCGGCAAATACAGAAATATGCGGAACATCGTTTTCAATGGCTCTTAGCCATTGAGCGAGACTATCTTTGCCACCAGAAGTAGTGATGACGTTAATGGTGCCTGAGGCAAAGCAACGCGGATCGATAGCATTCATGCGCGTACCTCAACGGTACGGTCAGAGCCGCTGGCAAAATCGACACCAAACCACCCAGCTGATTTGGTGGCAATGATTTCTGTTGCAGATTTACTCTCGCCAGCTGACACGCCAATGCTGCGTTTTGCCTTGATGTAGTGGTGAGTGAAATTGCGATACAGCGAACGGATCAGGGATGTGTCACTGTTAGAAACAATGACCGGATGTCCTTCTGATGACCGATGTTCAAGAACGGATGCCAGGTGATACTGGTCATCTTCAGTGAAGCCATCAGTGTGATAGCCGGAAAACGTACCGTCATAAGGCGGATCGCAATATACCACATCCCCCACCTTCAACATCGCCAGCGTTTCATCAAAGCTGGCGCAGATAAACGTTGCCCGCTGGGCTTTTTCTGCAAATGCACGAATTTCTTTTTCAGGGAAATACGGATTTTTATAATTACCGTAGGGAATGTTGAAATGCCCGCTCTTGTTATAGCGACATAAACCACGGTAACCGTGACGATTGAGATACAGGAAATATACTGCTTTCATGAAATCAGTAATTTCAGTTGAGTAATTAAACTCCTGCCTTATGTTGTAATAAGCCATCTCCCTATTTGCGTTCTCAAATAAAACTCTGGCGCGAGATATAAACGATTCACAATCAGCGGCAACCTTTTTATAGAGGTTGATTAAATCAGGATTAATATCCGCAACCAGATAGCTGGGGTAATCCGTCTCCATCATCACTGCACAGGAACCCGCGAAAGGTTCAACCAGTCGCGGGCCAGCAGGAAGGTATTTTTTCAGTTCTGCCATAATGGCCGTTTTATTTCCCGCCCATTTCAGGATGGTGCTCATACAGCACCTCCGTTGTAATGTTTGCCTTTCAGTTCTGCGATTTCCTGACAGGTAATGCAAAGCTGCACTCCCGGAATGGCGCGGCGTCGTGCTGGCGGAATTGGCGCTTCACATTCAATGCAAAGTACGCGTGACACGCCCGGTGTTTTGGCACGGGCAGCACGGATATGGCGCTGGCGTTCTTCTTCAACGCGCTGCTGTACGAGATCCATTGCATCAGCCATTAGTGGATCTCCTGCGCTTCGTTCTGGATTGCTTCAGCAGTCACACGCAGCAGTTCTGCCGCTTCGACGTGGTTTAGCTGGCGGGATGTAATATGACACGCCAGACTATCAAGGCGAGCTGCCATTGCTTCAGCCCTTGCCCGGCGTTCTTCCAGACGAGCCTCTGTCAGTAAAATATTAAGCCCTGCATCATCCGGTCCGGTTTTAGTCGTGAGGATTTCAATATTACGCATAATCAATTCTCCTGAATTTAGATAAAGGGATGCTCGGCGGGTTTACGCCATTAATTTCATTAGTTGGTTAATTCGGCATGGTTAGCCGTCTGGGAAATAAGCTCACCACTGCACGAAAATGATTCATTGCTTTAATCAACTCCCGCTTTTCGTCAGTGGTCAGCTCATTGATGCTGATGCTATGACGTTCAGCCGGAATTTTTGCCATAAAGAATATGGCTGCCAGTGCTCGTTTATTTTGTTCGTTATTGATATCCCGTGGATCACGCATATCTTTAATAAACCGCTCAAGCTCTGACTCAATATTCAGGCCAAAAACTTTCGCCCTTAATTCCGCTATGTGATTAAGTCCATTCAGGCGTTCACCGGGGCTTAATGGAACAGTCGCCGCAGCGCCTTCAATAGCCATTTGTTCCCCCGTTTTTTCGTAGATAGTTCTGCCAGCAATTCATCTTGTGAACGGCACGGATGCCAGCGTTTACCATCCTCACCCATGATCCAGCCGTGACCGTAGTGCATTGCCGGACTTTGTTTTACCAGCAGCGATGCAAATGATGGTTCGTTCGTCAGCATAAGCACCTCACAGCAAACCGAATGAAGCACCGAGGCCAGTCACGGTATCAACTGCACTCGCCATCGCAGGATTAGCCTGTAAACGGGCCTGCAATGAAACAGCAGCCAGCGCCATCAGTCGTGTAACAGAGTTAATGCTGCTGATCGCATCACGACGGCCTGCACTGGTTTTTACATCGCCAGAAACCGCACCTGCCGCGACACGCCCTATCTCTGCAGTTGCACTCATGACGTAATGCGGCAGTTTCTCTTTTGCTACCTCATTAATCGGTACACATGGCAGGCAGTGAATCTGTGCCAGAAAGCCATCTACCAGCGTTGAATCTTCAGTCAGATCGGTAAGCAACCAGATTTCTGGTGCGGTTAATAAATGAGGTTGAGCTGGGTTCAGCTTGTTCCGCAGAATCTGCACATTCATGCCTGCACGTTCTGCCAGTTGCACTAGGTTGTGGCGCAATGCGAATGCACGACAGGCTTCATCAAAATGTGGATGTTTGGAAACTTGGTAATCAAACATGGTCAATGCCTCTGATGTATTTCAGAATCGAACTAATTAAGGTTTAGATTGCATTCTGAAAGCGCATCAACGGTCATGGCTGCTATGTTGATCATCACTTTTTCACGTTTTTTATCTTTGCGCAGACGGTGACGGATAAGGCGTCCGTCAGCCAACATGTCATTGATGGTATCGATGGACAGCCCTGTCAGCTCGCTATAGCGTTCAATAGTCACATGAGGCGTGGTAAGAGTGATTGAAATGTTAGGTCTCATGATGCAACATTCCTCGTTTAATGATGATTAATCAGGACGAATACGGATCGTTTGTATTTTGTGAACACCATAAACATACGATCGCACGGTGAAATCGTCAAGATAAAAGTTCACTTGGAGTGACCATGAATTTGGAGAAAGGCGGACGAGGCGCTATAGAGCGCATGGTAGAAGCTTATGGATTCAAAACTCGACAGGCGTTGTGCGATCATTTAGGAATCTCTAAAAGTACACTCGCCACACGCTACATGCGTGACTCATTCCCAGCAGAATGGGTAATCCAGTGCGCCCTTGAAACGGGCACCTCGCTTAATTGGCTCACAACCGGACATGGTTCAAAGCAAACTTCAGGTAATACAAATACTATGGAAGTTGCTAAATATGTATTATCTGATGGTGCCTTGCGTGAAGACGGTTTTTATATTTTTGATAAGGGATTTCTACCCTCTACGTTTAAAAAACCTTTTGTCATCACAGATAACAATTCTGAATTTATTTGTGATAAAGAATTTGATGATATACGTGACGGTAAATGGGTAATAAGTATTGATGGCGAAATAACAATCCGCGACATTACTCGTTTACCCGGTGGAAGAATCTTCGTTGAAGGTGGAAACAGAGCCTTCGAGTGCAAGATAGAAGATGTTGAAATAATTGGGAAAATTATAAGTTTAACAATTAAGTATGTTAGGTAATACCGGGAGGAAACTATGCTTGGTAAGGTATTTTTTGTGGTTTTATCATGCTCTTTGTTATTAAACCCACTAACTACCTATGCTAAAAATTATCCTTGTTCTGGGAAAAAGGGAGGTGTCTCTCACTGTACCTCCGATGGAAAGTTCGTTTGCAATGATGGAACTATTAGTAAATCAAAAAAAATCTGTACTAAAAACTCGCGATAAATTTTGCTTTTATATCTGCGCCTAATATAACAATGAGCCGCAGGCTAACCGCAAAAGTCACATACTCACATAGCAAAAAATAGCCAACTTCATTATGGCTTCAGTGAGATGTATGGTCGCAGGATTTCATACATTGACACTGGTTATACATACAGTAAAAATGCTCTCTATTGGAGGGCATTTTTTATGGCAGTACGAAAACTCACCACAGGAAAATGGCTTTGCGAATGTTACCCCGCCGGACGTAGTGGACGCCGTGTGCGTAAACAATTCGCCACCAAAGGCGAAGCTCTGGCTTTTGAGCGTCACACGATGGAAGAAACCGAAGCAAAGCCCTGGCTGGGCGAATCAGTGGATCGTCGGACATTGAAAGACGTGGTTGAGCTATGGTTCAAACTACATGGTAAATCTCTAACCGCTGGGCAGCATGTCTATGACAAATTGCTGTTGATGGTTGATGCTCTGGGCAATCCTCTTGCAACCGATCTCACCTCTAAAATGTTTGCCCACTATCGAGATAAACGCCTGACAGGCGAGATCTACTTCAGCGAGAAATGGAAGAAAGGAGCAAGCCCGGTCACCATTAACCTGGAGCAAAGCTATCTAAGTAGTGTTTTTAGCGAACTATCCCGTCTGGGCGAATGGTCGTATCCGAACCCACTGGAGAACATGCGAAAATTCACCATCGCAGAAAAAGAGATGGCATGGCTTACCCATGAGCAGATTGTTGAATTGCTGGCTGATTGCAAACGTCAGGACCCAATTCTGGCACTGGTAGTTAAGATATGCTTAAGCACAGGCGCACGCTGGCGTGAAGCCGTAAATCTTACCCGCTCACAGGTGACCAAATACCGAATTACCTTTGTCAGAACGAAGGGGAAGAAAAACAGAAGCATCCCTATCAGTAAAGAGCTTTACGAAGAGATCATGGCGCTTGATGGGTTCAATTTCTTCACAGACTGCTATTTTCAATTTTTATCCGTGATGGAAAAAACGTCTATCGTGCTCCCTCGCGGTCAACTGACACACGTTCTGCGCCATACGTTTGCGGCGCACTTCATGATGTCGGGTGGAAACATTCTGGCCTTACAAAAAATTCTTGGACACCACGATATAAAAATGACTATGCGTTACGCACATCTGGCACCGGATCATCTGGAAACGGCGCTCCGTTTCAATCCTCTGGCAACGCTGCCAAATGGCGACAAAGTGGCGGCAGCGGTTGGCATTACCCCGTAA